TTGTTTTGATGTCTAATTTTCAACCTGTATAAAATTTTCAAAGTTCTTTCATTTTAGCCTTGACTTTTTATTTGCAGGCTGTTTTTAATGCAGACAAATTTAATATGCTGCGCGACATGATCATTTCTATTGAGAGATTTTTTCTGGACGATATTGGAGTTTATTTGGGGGAGCTGCACGACAAGGAATCCATTGACGGCGGCGCGTATTAAAGGAGGCATTTTATGGGAATCAGATTAAAAAGACAGGGCGGACTGGATGCCTGCAGCAAGGCGGCTGTAGCGCCTACCGCATTGAAATATGGAGAACCGGCCATTGACAGTGCTGGCACGCTGTATATCGGGACCGGTAATGGCGGCGTAAAGAAGATTGGAGCACAGCTGTATACGGGCACCTTTACGCTGAACAGCTGGATCAGCACAGGCGATTATTACACCCAGACGCAGAGTGTTATGCCGGTTGGCGGCGGTAATGCAATGACGCAAGATATGATGCTTGGGATCCCGCAGTCCACGCAGACCGATGACAAGACCAAAAATGAAAATAAGCAGGAAGCACTTGGCTTTTTTGCAGCGGGGAAGTGTACGCCGGGCGACGGCAAGATCACTATCAAGTGCTGGGAAAAGCCTGTGTGCGATGTGGATGTGTATTGGGAGGTGAAGTGACATGGCCGTTAGCTTAATGGGGCCTGCCACCGGCCTGACCAATTCCAAGTTGGCAATGGCTGATGCAACAGCAGAAAGAGTTGTAAAGGGTGACACCTTTTATGCCGGAGATAAGAATATCAAAATCGGGACGATGCCGAACCGTGCGCTGTCGCCGCAGGCAGGCGGCCAGGCCGACACCTATCTGAATGACCAGTTCAAAAACGTCGGTGTGAGTACAGACCCAACTGCATCGTATTGGCTATGCGAGAATGGTGATGGCGTGAAGCGTTTTTGTATTCGTCCGCCGTATGGTGCGTATGCATTGGGGACTGACACTTCAGTTTTTGGCACAACGGATGGCTATTGCGGATTCCCGGCAAACAAACTTGGGAATGCAATAAACGGAAACGTTTTGAACGGCGTGCATTATACAAGCGAAAGTGGCGTAAACATGACCGGAACCATGACGAATAATGGAGCGTGGTCAGCTACTATTGACCCAGGGCAAACAGTTCAGGTTCCGGGCGGATACCATACCGGTGGCGGTACTGTACATGCCGGAAGTGTAAGCGGACTTTTGAAAAGAACAACTATTGTAAAGACCTGTAATCCAGGCGTAAACAACTTTACATTTACAGACGGAACACTGGTTGGCCTGGCGTCAGCCGGTTCCCCCGGTGTCGGAGTAAACAGCACGCAGTCCGCTTGGGTCAATGGAAACACATACGGGGCGCAGCTTGCATCCGGAGATAGTTACGGTATACAGTTTGTTTTAGTCTATTATTAAAAAGTTACAGGAGGTGGAACTATTGGCACTTTCTTTTGAAGAATCGAAGAAGAAATTCATGGCACAGACGGCAGTGCAGAGCGCCGAGCCTATGATCATGTCGATGGCGGCAGATGATGAGGCTTTCGCTGTGATGGCGGATTCTGCCTCCGACGATTATGCCATCAGCGGGAAATATACCTGGTATTCGAGCTACAGGGACGACAAATATTCCAGCATTGACGAGCTGAAAAATATCAAGCTGGATGAAAGCCAGATCAATATTACGCAGGAGAAGAACAGTCAGTTCATCCCGTTCCAGATGCCGCGCTACTACGATGGCGTTGACCTGCTGGACATGATGCTGCAGGTGCATTTTGTGAATAAGGACGGGGATGAGAACTACGCGACCCCTGTCAATGTGACCTATAACAGCGATACAATTCGGTTTGGCTGGTTGATCGACGAGAATGTCACAACGGTGGACGGCGAAGTTGATTTTGAGATCACGGCCACAGGCTCCAACGAAAAAGGACAGAGTTATGTGTGGAAAAGTCGTCCGAACGGAAAGCTGAATATTTTGAAGGCACTAACCGGCAACGGTATGGTAGAGCCAAGCGGTGATTGGTATCAGAGCTTTGTGTCGTTGATGGATGAAAAGGTTGCCAGTGCTGCGGCCCAGGCTAATGCAGCGGCGCAGAGTGCCAAGCGGGCACAGCAGGCCGTAGCGGATGTTGACAATAAAATCTCTGCTGCTGCGTCTGGAATCAAGAGCGAGATCCAGAGTGATCTGGACACCAACTACGCCAAGAAAACAGAGCTGAATGCGCTATCCGATAAGGTAAACGGCATGGACGGACTGGCGAACTTTGGTGTTGACTATGACAGCGATGCCAACAGCCTGACTTTTAAAAATGGTGAGGCTGAAATCAAGAAAATTACTCTCAATAGCAATCCGTCCGCAGAATGGACAACTGCCTACGGCAAGACGGTGGACGCTAAGATCGAGACTGCGGTGAAGCCGGTGCGCGACGACCTTGCCGCCTATAAGACCAGCAATGATGCTGCGGTAAAGAACCTGCAGGACAGCGTTGGCAATCTGCCGGAGACGCTGAAAACTGCTTATTATAATAAGGAAGCGACTGATGCGCTGCTGGCGAAAAAGGCGGATGCCTCTGTTATTGACGGTATTCGCAATGATGTTACGCAGGCGAAGAATAATGTAGCTGACATGCAGAGCACGGTGGACAGCCTGAATACTGCTGTTGGTCAAATTCAGGGCAAGCTGGATGACATCGGCAAGAATGCAGGACATGAATATGACATTACCTACGAGGACAGCAAGCTGACCCTTATGGAGGACGGGACGCCGAAGACGCAGGTGACGATTGTCGGCGGTGGCGGCGGTGGCCCCGCTGCGGGCAGCACGATTACGATTGAGCGTATCGGCGAGTCTGCGATTACGGCTGTTGCCGGCGACCCTGTTGTGGTCAAGTTCCGGTTCACGAGTGTGGACAGTGCGGGCGATGATACCGGCAATGCAACAGGCACATGGTATGTCGGCAATACAAAAGTCGCTACCCAGACCATTATGCAGGGCGAAAACAGCTTTGACATCACGAAGTATCTGCACAGCGGTGAGAACCAGATCCGCTTGACGGTTGTGGACAGTATGGATACGACCAGTTCCAAGAAGTGGAGTGCCAATGTCGTTGATTTCTATCTGGAATCCACCTTTGATGACAGCCTTTTCTACAGTGGTGAGGTCACGGTGCGCTACACACCGTATGGCAGCGTTGAGAAGAAGATCGATTTTGCGCTGGACGGCAAGTCGATTGGTGGCACGACTACCAGTGTGACTGGCCGACAGATGACCTATACCATCCCGGTACAGAAGCACGGCAGTCACCTGCTGGAAATCAGCATGACGGCAGAGATCAACGGCAAGACCGTTAAGTCAAATGTCATAAAGAAGGACATTATGTGGGTGACTGAAGGCGAGACCGCACCCATTATCAGCTGTGCTGTGAGGGATTACGAGACGAAGCAGTACAACAAGGTGTCCATTGAGTACACCGTATACGACCCTGCGTCCAGCACGAGCACTGTAAAGCTGGCTGTGGACGGCGTGACCGAGTCTACCCTGACTGTTGGGCGTACAAAGCAGACCTGGAGCTTTAAGAGCGCGAATAAGGGCAAGCATACGCTGACGATCACCTGCGGCGAGACCGTAAAGACAATCAGCGTGAACGTGGTTGATTTGGGCGTTGTGATTGAGCCGGTTAAGACGAACCTTATGTTTGATTTTAACCCGAGCGGAAAGACCAATGCCGGTACTGACCGACTGTGGACAGATGGCCGGACTGGCATGAGCGTGAGCGACAACTTCGACTGGGTCAATGGCGGCTATCAGCTTGATAAGGATGGCGATACCTACTTCTGCGTGAAGGCTGGTACTCGCGCCACGATCAACTACAAGCTGTTTGCCGATGATGCTAAGAAGCTTGGCAAGAACTTCAAGCTCGTTTTCAACACGGCGAATGTGCGCGACTATGACGCGACTGTGCTGACCTGTGTACAGGGCGGTGTTGGTCTGAATATTCAGGCGCAGAAAATTACGCTGACCAGTGCGCAGAATACGATGGAATTACCGACCTGTGAAGACGACTTCATGGAGTTTGAGTTCAACATTCTGCCCGACAGCCAGTACAGAGAAATGGTGCTGTGGCTGGACGGCATCCCCTGCAAGGTGGAGCTGTATGACGGCAGCGATAACTTTACACAGGCAAGCCCGGTTGGCATTACTATCGGTTCTGACGACTGCGATGTTCTTGTTTACCGCATGAAGACCTATTCCATGAACCTGTCTGATGATGAGATCCTGGACAACTTTATTGCGGATGCCAAGAACGCTGACGAAATGATCGAGCGGTACAACCGCAACAACATCACGGATGCAAGCGGTGAGCTGAACCCGGACATTCTGGCGGAGCGCTGCCCCGACCTGCGTGTTATCAAGATCAGTGCGCCGACATTTACTACCGGCAAGAAAAATGAAGTTGCGAACACTGTTGTCCAGCAAATCTACAAGAACGGACGCGCCGTTGAGGACAACTGGACAGCCAAAGGTTCGCACAAGGGACAGGGCACAAGCTCTGACCACTATGGCGAATCTGCGCGTAACATCGACATTAACTGCAAGGGGGGCTTTACCTTTGGTGACGAAAGCACCGGCTCTGTGTATGCGCTGACGGAGAACAGCGTGGCGGAGAATTACTTTAATATTAAAGTCAACGTTGCATCGTCCGAAAACGCAAACAACGCGCTGCTGGCAGATGATTTCAACGAGTTTAACCCGTACATTCGACAGGCACGCAAGGATAACCCGAAGGTGCGCGATACGATGGCCTTCTACCCGTGTGTTGTCTTTGTGCAGGAGACGGATATTGAGAACAGTACCGTGTTCCATGACGGTAAGTGGCATTTCTATGCCTGCGGTGACATTGGCAACTCTAAGAAAAACAACAATACGATGGGCATGGATCCTGATAACCATAAAGAGGTTATCGTTGAGATTGATAACAACACCGATGAGCAGACCCGATTCCTGAACGGTGATCTCTCGCAGGAGACTTGGGATGGCGACAACAGCTTTGAGTTCCGCTACATCAACAAGGCTTGCACCGAAGAGGAAGTACAGGCTGCGAAGGATGCGTGGATCCGTGTGCAGAACTGGGTCGTGAATGCGAGTGACGAGGAGTTTAAGGCGCACTTTGAGGATTATTTTATCATGAATTCTGCGCTGTATCACTACCTGTTTACAGAGCGCCACACCATGGTCGATAACCGTGCAAAGAATGTGTTCCCGCATACGAGTGACCTTATACATTGGGATTTCTGCTTTGACTACGATAACGATACCGCACAGGGTAACGACAACGAGGGCGGATTGACACTGAGCTACGGCTACGAGGATACGGACACTATCGGCACTAAGAGCGTATTTAACGCCAGCGATTCCAAGCTGTGGTGCAAGATCCGCGACCTGTTCCATGACAAGCTGGCGGCTATGTTCCGTGACCGTGAAAACGCATTGGCATGGAGTGCATCCCGTATCCTGAAGAAGTTCGAGGATTATCAGAATGTAAAGCCGGAGCGCCTGTGGGTCATGGATATGCGGCGAAAGTATTTCCGCACTTACGAGGAAAATGGTACGACCAGCTATCTGCCCATGATGCACGGCAACAAGCGTCATCAGCGCCGTCAGTTTCAGAAGTATCAGGAAAAGTATATGGCATCCAAGTACAGCGGCAGTGCTGCGACCAGCGATGATATGACGATTCGCGGTTATACGCCTGTGAACTGGACTGGTGTGAA